TAGGAAGCGATTTATATAATTTATTCGCCGCTGATGTTGTGGCCGGTGTTCCGGTTGATCCAATTTATTTGGATATATTCAACGCGTTCGAATACGATGATACGTTGTGTGACATTGTGATTAGTGAAGGGATGTTGGAAATGTTGAAGGGGTTTATTTATTTTGAATATTCCAAAGATTTGACAAATCAAATGACCGTGAATGGAAATGTTGGTCCAAGTGGGCAAAATTCCGTTCGTATTTCAACAATAAATCAACAAATATACACGCGTTACAATGATGCGGTTCGAACGTTTAAAGCTATTCAACGATATATTTGTGACAATCAATCAACGTATTTGGAATATAATGGTGTTAAAAAACGATTTGTTTATTGGATATGATTTCAGACGTTGCAAATATTATTGAAAGCATTGTTGATCAAATGAACAACACCATTGAAGGGAAATTCAATCCCGGTGATGGAAAAACCTATTTTTGCAAAACAAAATGGGCGCGTGTTGGGAAACCGATTTTCGATGAATTTGATAATGAATATTTAATCACCGAAGTTGTTCTGGATGATTACATTATTGCAACGCCGGTTGGCCATGCAAATGATTTGGACGGATTATGTTCATTGGTGAAACCATTTTGGATCACCGGAACGCGATTGGCTGCAAATCGTGAATGGACCATCGCATCAAACAATTTGATGGATAAACTACCATTGATTTGGATGTTGGAATTAATGAGTGAAACGATTTATGGAAGGGGTTCGACATTGGAACGCGACATGGAACTACAATTGTTCTTTTTGGATGAAACGGATCCGGCGCAATATTACACGGCCGAACACCGGAAACAAGTTGTTGAACCGATGCAACAATTGATGATTGAATTCATTGAAACAATAAACAGATTAAAAGAATTCAAAACGGTTGATGATTACAGAATTAGAACGTTTTCACGTTTTGGAACTGAATCGGAACAAGGAGTTTTGGAAAATGTATTGGATGCGAATTTATCCGGTTTAAGATTGGATTTGACGTTATCCAAGTACAAAGAAAATTGTAAATGTTAAATTTAAAAAATTAAAAAAATGATAGGATGTGATTGCAATGCCGGGTTATCAAACACCGGCCGCCCGAACTGCGTACCGGTTCACGGCGTAACATCAAGTTTGATTTTGGTTCCATTGTTTGCGAATGATGGAACGCGTAATGGAATCGATTTATCGGCACCATTACCATCGTTCAGTGGTTTAGTAAATGAAGCGGATGCATCAAAAAGATGGTTTCCATTACCTTCATTTGAAAATGTTGAATTGCCAAAAGCGGATTCGTTATTTGAGGAAGCAAATTCCGGGCGAATGGCATTCCTTCGTCAAGGGAAACGAAGTTTTTCCGGTGAATTATGGGCGGAAGATTCAACACCAACATTTTTGGGGAAACTACAAAAATCACGTTGTGTTGATTTCGGAATCTACATTGTTGATGTGAACGGAAATCTAATTGGCGCGAAGGAAAGCGGATATTTATATCCAATCCCGGTTGACAATGCTTCATGGGATCCACGTTTCATGTTTGCGACTGATTCAACGGTTCAAAAAATCATGTTAGGATTTGATTTTGACAGATTATTTGACGAATCATTAATGTACATGATCACCGTTGCGGAAGCCGGATTGGATTTCACTACATTAGAAGGATTGAAAGACGTGAATATATTGAACGCGGTTGGTTCAGAAGGTTCGGACACGATTGTTTATGAACTTAAATTGGATTATGGAACGGCATTGAATCCGATAATTGTTCAAGGTTTGTTGGCGGCTGATTTCATTTATCAAAATGAAACGACTGCAACAACATTAACACCATTATCGGTTGTTGAAGGTCCAAACGGAACATATACTGCAACATTCACGAACCTTGATATCAATTTGAATGATGTTGTGAACATAGCAATTAACAAAGCCGGGTTCATTGGAAATGCTGATGTAACTATTGGTGCATAATTAAACTAAAAAAAAGACATGGGATATATTAAGATAAAAAACGTTGAATTAAACGTTGAAGCGTTGAAATCGGTGACAAAGGATAAAGCCATTGAAATATTTAAAAACATCAATCCAAACATTGTGATTGAAGCATGGAAGGTAGTGAATCCAGAAGAAAAACCGAAACGAAAACGGAAATCCCGGTCCAAAATTAGTTGATGCGATAAAAGTTGAAAAGGGGGATGATTAATTTCATCCCTTTTTTTTTGTAAATTTGTAGAAATTGAATTGAAACCATGATTGGAAACACACCGATTGAACAACAATTGCGATTGGCCACAAAGTTGGATGATGCGAAAACGTGGTTTGACGTGCATACCAATGACATTAAAAATTTGATTTTGGAGTTGATCCGGCAAAAACAATTGTGGGAAAAGGGTGTTGACAAATTCAATGAAATTATTGGTTTATATTCACCGGTTACGGAAAGTATTAACCCGGAGAAAGTTGCCGGAACGCCGTTCACGTTGAAAGATTCCGGATATTTTTACCGGTCCATGTTCATCACGGTGTTGAAAGATATGATTTTGATTGAAGCGGATGCAAAGGATATGGAAGGCCAAAGATGGTGGAAAGAAGAGAACATTTTAGGATTAACAGAACAAAACATGAACATTTATGTGGAAAATCTTCGCGCGAAATATATCAAATACACGCGTTTCATTTTGGGAATCAATTGATGAAATGCCGTTGTTTGATTGGCGCAAATGTATGGATGGAAACATTGAATTTGTAAACAAAGAACAAAAGGAACATGAAGGAAATGAACAACAATGGATAAAATTACATGATGAATATTTGGAAAGGTTCGGAATTGGCGAAAAGTTTGAAAAATATTTAAAATTGTTGAAACAAAAAGCGGTGTTGGAATGTGATTTTGTGTTGACAAATGAGCGTTTCAAGTTAACCGAGATTGATATAATGAAAACAAAAATTGATGCATTGCAAATGAATTTTGGCAATGGTCAAACGATAGAACAATCGTTGATCCATTTATCTAAGTGGTTAGGATATGGATTGAAGGTGAAGGAAATAACGGTGGTTGAATTTTACACAATTGTGAACGAATATGGCAAGTGGGCAGATAAAAAGGAGTGAAATAGCTGAATCGGATTTATATAAAGAGATCCGAGATTCCGCACAAAAAACAATCCAACAATTGGATTTGTTAAATAAAGAATTGCGAGAAAGTGCGCAAATCATCAAATCGGAGTTGGCAACCGGATTGGAAAAAACCACGGCATCAATCAACAAATATACGCAAGCAAGTAAGAAAGCCGAAACCACGATGAAAACATCCATCAAAGTGGATCAAGAAAAAGCGCGTTTGATGAAAGAACAAGCGAAGGCGGAACAAGAATTGGAAAAAATCAACCAACAAAAGGAACGCACAAAGCAACAACAATTAAGAACGGCACAACAACAAAACCGGGAATCCGAACGGCAAGCAAAATTGGCTGAAAAAAATGCGAAGGCGGCAAAGGATGAAAGCGATGCATACAAACAATTAGTGAGGGCAACACGTGACCAGAAAAACGAATCCAAACGTTTGGGCGCGGAAATGCTTAAATTGGAACAATCCGGCCGTAAAAATACCAAAGAATATAGAAATTTAGAGCAACAATATAGAAAGGTAACAACGGCGGCCCGGAATGGTGATCGTCAATTGAAAAAATTGGATAAAACGGTTGGTGATAATTTTCGGAATGTTGGAAATTATCGTTCGGCATTGGGAAAATTATCCGGTGCATTATCTTCATTGGGATTGGCGTTTGGTTCGGCAATGGTGATTCGAAACGTGTTCAATGTTGTGAAGGATTTCGACCAAGCACAAGCGAATTTGGCATCGGTGTTGGGTGTTTCACGAAATGAAATGTCAGAGTTGACCGAAACCGCGAAACAATTGGGTGCAACAACACGATTCACGGCGGCCCAAGTTAGTGAACTGCAATTAGAATTTGCGAAATTGGGATTCAGTCAAAAGGAAATCAACAATGTGACCGATGCGACATTGCAATTGGCAGCGGCATCCGGATCCGATTTGAGTGAAGCGGCGGCGGTTGTTGGTGCGAATGTTCGTGCGTTTGGTTTGTCAACATTAGAAACGCAACGTGTTGTGGATGTTATGGCCAAATCGTTTACATCATCATCATTGGACATGGAAAAGTTTTCAACGGCTTTGGCAATTGTGGCACCGGTTGCAAAGTCGGCCGGAAGGAACATTGAAGAAACAACCGCAATGATTGGAACGTTGACCGATCGTGGAATTGATGCAAGCACGGCCGGAACCGGGTTGCGAAACATATTTTTGGAGTTAGCAAAATCGGGAATGACATTCGATGAAGCGATGAACCAAATCA